ACGTGCTCGCCCCGATCATCTACGAGCGCCGCGTTGGCAACTACCACATGCCCGAGGGTAGCGTGGTGTTCTGCGCGACCAACCTCGCAGTCGAGGGTCTTGGCGACAGCGTGCAGGCGCACCTGCGCAACCGTCTTGTGTTCGTCAAGATGCGCAAGCCCACGGCGGAGGAGTGGATCAACAACTTCGCTATCCCGCGTGGCCTCAACGCATCGGTGATCGCCTTCGTCAACAGCTACCCGCAGGTCATGGACTCGTTCCTTGACTACGAGAAGGGCGGCAAGTTCGAGGGCAAGAAGCTCGACAAGGACAACGGCATGATCTTCAACCCGCGTAGCACCGCGCTTGCCTACGCCACGCCTCGCTCGCTCGTGGCGGCGTCTGACATCCTCGACGCAGGTGACGGCGTGCTCGACGACGACACGCTTGAGGCCGCGCTCGTTGGCACCGTGGGTGCGACGACTGCCGAGACGCTGGCATCGTTCATCCGCTTCGGTCGTGACATCTGTTCGCTTGACCGCGTGCTCAAAGACCCCGAGAACGCGCCGCTGTCTGACAACCCCACGGCCCAGCTTGTGCAGGTGTTCCAGTTCGTCAGCCGTGTTGACTCGCGTGAGGATGCGGCCAAGGTCGTCACCTACGTGTGGCGCATGAAAACAGAGATGCAGTCGATCTTCTGCAACACCGTGGCCAACTCCACCAAGGTGGACAAGTATGTGACGCTGACCGAGTTCGGCAAGATGCTTGCGGCGCACAAGATTTTCTTCAGCACCAAGTAACCAACCCACTGGGGTTATCCGTAACCCCAGTCCCAACCCCAACCAGAGACCAACCATGAGCTTCGACAAACTCACCCCCAACCAGAAGATTCAAGCAGTCAACATCGACTGCATGCGCCACCATCGCTTCGCGCTCCTCGCTGGCGTGATCTGCATGGGCAACTCGGAAGTCCGTGACAACGTGCCGACTGCGCTGACGGACGGCAAGAACAAATACTATGGAGCCAAGTTCATCGACGGCTTCACCCGCAAGCAACTGCGCTACCTCGTGTTGCACGAGAACTTCCACGTTGCGCTCAAGCACTGCGTGTTGCCCTACTACACAGAGCTTGCCAAGAAGTTTCCGCGTGTCTCCAACATGGCCGCAGACTACGTGGTCAACGGCATGATCGAGGAGCTTGACCCTGACTTCCGCTTCGTCGAGCGCCCGACCAAGGCCGCGCCGCTCGTGGACAAGCGCTTCGAGGGCATGTCGTATCCGCAAGTGCTCAAGGTTCTGCTCGACGAGCAAGACGACGACGAAAAGGGGCAACGACAGCAACGGCAAACGCTCGACGATCACGTCATGTCGCCCGAGGACTTGACGCCTGAGCAACGCGAACAGTTGGAGAAGATGATCGACGATGCCAACCGGCAGGGCGAGCTGCTGGCGCGCAAGCTGCGCGGCGACAAGGGGGATGGCCGTGACTTGCTCGGCACTGCCGCCGAGCGCGTGACCAACTGGCGTGAGGCGCTGGCCGACTTCATCAACAGCGTGTGCCGTGGCGACGAGAACTCGCGCTTCTGCCCGCCCAACAAGCGCATGCTTGCAAGCGGGTTCATCATGCCCTCGCACTTCGACGAGAACGTGGGCGAGATCATCATCGCGTGCGACACATCGGGTTCGATGCACCCGTATTACCCGGTCGTGTTTGGCGAGATCGCTCGTGTGTGCCAGCAAGCCAAGCCCGAGCTGGTGCGCGTGTTGTGGTGGGACACGTCAGTGTGTGGCGATCAAGAGTTCAAGCCCGACGACTTCGAGAACATCGGCACGCTCATGAGCCCCAAGGGTGGCGGCGGCACCACTGTGTCGTGTGTTGCTCAATACATCGAGCGCAAGAAGCTCACGCCCAAGGCTGTCATCTATCTCACGGACGGCTACATCGAGAGCGAATACCGCATGCCCGAGCTGCCCCTGCTGTGGGGTGTCGTCGATAACACTGACTTCGTGCCGCTGCGCGGCAAGGTCATGCGCATCGCCATTTGATGGGAGCCGCACCATGTCAGTCATAGATGACACCAAGCTAGAAAGCCCAGACTTCACGATCACGTTCTATGGCCTGCCGTTCATTGGCAACAACAGAGGGCACCGAGAGCTCAAGGGCCCGTTCCACTGGCGTGAAAGCGATGGCATCAACGTTCTCCGCCGCACTTTGCAGTGCACGTTTGTCGCACACAACGGCAAAGAATACGGCGACTGGAACTACTGCTCAGTCTACGTCCGCAACCCCAAGGCGGACATACAAGCCATCATGGACACCGTTCTGAACATGTGCGAGCTGCGGCTTGCCAGCCAATACCCGGAGTATGACGAATGAAAGCACTGCATAAGTTCATGCGCTGGCGCATGACGCCACTTGGCCGTGAGTTGTTGGAGGCACTTGAGAATGACGAGTGGAAAATCTCTGCCGACAACGAAGACTGGGTGCACGTCAAGTCCGGCATCATGCTGTGGCGTCTCGGGCACGGCATACATGTGGCCCCCACCAACCTCGACTCTCTCACTGACAGACAAAGGAGAAGCCTACTCAACTCATACGACCAACTCATCCTCGGCAACCGCATGCGCAAGATGCTGACCGAAGGCATAACCGATGCGCACGCCTACGTCCTCAACCTCATCCGACTTTCCCAACACAAGGAGTAATCAACCATGACCAACCAAGCCAACCCCCGATTCAATATCGACACCTGCGCCATGCTGGCCGAGCTCAACACCTCGGTGTGGACTGCGCGCAAGCTCGACCGCACTGCCACCGACGAGGTGGTGACTTCCAAGAACGCGCAAGCCAAGGACGCGGCGCGTGTGAACAAGCACCTGCTGGCAGGCCGCACCGAGCTGGAGGTTATTCAACAGATGGTGGGTCGCGCTCGCCAGTTTGTTTACGACAACACGTTGCCGTGGTCTGACTCGGGCCTGCGCCTGTTGCCCACCGCCAACTTCCATAAGTTCGCCGCCAAGCTCAACGACTTCTCGGAGGAGTTCGAGACGCTGGTGCGCAGCTTCGTGGACATCTACCCCACACTCATCACCGCGCAGGCCATGGCGCTGGGGGATATGTTCCGGCGTGACGACTACCCGACGCAGAACCAGATCATCACCAAGTTCGCGTTCCGTGTGAACTACATGCCAGTGCCCACTGCGGGCGACTTCCGTGTGGACGTTGGCAACGCTGCGATGGACGACATCAAGGCCAAGCTGCAACGTCTTGCAGACGAGCGTGTCGAGCAGGCCATGCAGGATGTGCGCCAGCGTCTGCGTGACCACCTGATGCGTATGTCCGACCGCCTCACCACCGACTACGTTGACGGCGAGCCCAAGCATCGCCGGTTCCACGACACGCTGGTCGATGGCGCGCTTGAGCTGTGTGACCTGACCAAGACCCTCAACGTGGTCAACGATATGCAGCTTGAGTCTGCACGCGCTGGGCTTGAGCAGTTGCTGTGTGGCGTGAGCCCGCAAGAGCTGCGCAAGAACGAGGCTATTCGTGAAGATGTGAAGAAGAACGTCGATGCAATCCTCGACAAGTTTTCCTTCTGACGGCCCGTTCACGTTGGGGGAACCCAACGTGCAGTCGCTGAACAACGGCCCCTTTGTCGTCTACGAAGGCGACACGAGGGAGCTATACGGTCGCTACATCGTCATTGAGACTAAGACTTTATCCCGCCCCGACAAATACGAGGAGGTGCTGAGTCTGAAAGTTGCGATCGACACATCGCCAATCTCTTGGCTGAGCAACCGTGTGCGCGCCACATCGAGGCACATCGCTCGTGTCTGGTGCCCGATCCACATCAACGTTGATGCTGCCTTTGAAAAGGAGCTGACCATTGATGACGCGCTCAAGTTCGGCATGCGGCACATCAACCCCATCCTCGACAACATTGTCGTGCTGCACGGGCTGTCGCATTCGGTGGACATCAAGGTCGAGCACAAGCTGCGACACCACGATGGGCTGCTGCGCGCCCTCGCCTTAAACAAACCCAAGAGCAAACTTCAATTCTGGAGGTAACACCATGTCCCGTAACCGATTCGTAGGGCTGTCCGCCCTTGTCCCCCGCAACGTGGCGCTCACACCCGAGCGCCTTGATGCCCTCCTCAAGCAGTCCCCTTCCCCCTCTGAAACAAAAGGAACAGTCATGCCTTCTTTACAAGAAGCTCTGCACAAAGCCATCCAGACCGCGCCCACTCCGACCATCCCTGCTGAGTGGGACGACGAAGGATCGACCAAGGTTGTGGAAATCTCGGCCACCCCTGCGCCTGCGCCTGCACCGGCATCCTCGGTCCACGCATCGCGCACCATCTTCAACTTGGTGCGGGATAACCCCGGCATCGAGCGCGATGAGTGCGTGGCGAAGGCAGTCACGCTCGGCGTGGTGCGGGGGTCTGTAACGTCCCTCTTGGCGCAGTTCGTGACGGCAGGCATCTTCGAGTATCGGCAAGGTGGGCTGTTCGCCAAGGTGACTGAGTATGAGTCCCCGTCCACGGCGATCCGACGGCTGCGACGTGAAGCGGAGGAAAAAGCCGAGGCCCAGCGCAGGGCTGAGATCACTGCCAAACGTCTTGCCACACGAATGGCCAACAAGAGCCTGCGGGAGAAGCCCGCCAAGCCCGCGCCTGCCCCTGTGGCTGTGTCTGTGCCTGACCCCGTGGTTGTGGCCACGTTCGACCCCGCCGAGATCGTCGAGTCGCTGACCCTGCGCCAAGCGCGTGCGGTGTATGACGAGCTCAAGAAAATCTTCGGATAATGGAGACCAACATGAACGACATCAAAGTGCAGAGCACAGCTATCCCCCGCATCCCTGTGGGCCATCCCGAATACAAGTGGTCGAGCGGCGCTGACGTGCAGGCCACATGGCACAAGCACACTGGCTGGACGCCCCCGTCTGGCCGCTGGATCAAACCTGTGCAGGACGAGCCTGCCCGCCTGTTTGGAGGTGTGCGATGACCGATCTTGAGAAAGCAGCACGCATGGCGCTGGAGGCTTTGGAGCGTTGTGTTGCAACGTGCTTTGACCGATACGCACACGAACAAGTAATGAGCCGACCTGAGCATTTTGTAAATCAGGCCATCACCGCCCTGCGCCAAGCGCTGGAGCAGCCAGCACGGCAGGAGCCGGTGGCATGGAAGCATCCGGTCACAGCGGATGTGTTCAGCACCTACGCCATGGCAAAGAAAGCGTGTTGCGTTGGCCAAGAACCGATCCCCCTCACATCCCCACAGCGCAAGCCGTGGGCGGGTCTGACGGATGAGGAACGCAAACGCGCCATCCAGTTCAACAACGCTCACGAAGCATTGGCCGTTGTCATTGAGGCCAAGCTGAAGGAGAAGAACACATGATCGACCAACGCCTGATAAATCTGCTCTGCCGCATTCATCGTGATGGTGGTCACTACATCGCTGAGCATGGCTTAGACAAAGCCATCGAGGATGCTGACATCAAAGTCGCCAAGCTCAACGCCATGAGCGACAACGTGGAACAACTTAATGATTGGGAAGCAGTCGCAGCCGACCAAGCCATGACCATCGCGATCATGAAGGTGCAACTTGAGGGCCTGCCGGGTGCTGAACAACTGCCGTGGAATAAGCGCCCATGGCAGCAGATTGAATGCCCCGTCTGCGGAGAACTTGCCAGAGCAGAACCACAACGCAAGCCGTGGGTGGGGCTGACGGAGGAGGATATTGAATACCCGCACCCACCAGCAAAGCCGCCTGTTTACGCAACATCGCAAAACACCAAGGCCGTGCGTGATGGGTTTGAGATGGGCGGGTACGAAAAAGAGCCGGGTTATTACTCGGAAGAACAGCTTGACGAGTTCGCCCGCGCCATTGAAGCCAAGCTGAAGGAGAAGAACGCATGAGCAAACTCAAATCATTGACCATCCCAAACCATCACAAGGTGAACGCAAAGGCCGTCCTGAACGAAGCTATTGACGAGGAGCCGGACACGGTAATCGTGCTTTGCTTTTGGCTGGATCGCGGGCAGTTCAAGATTAAAACCTCTTCAGTGCCAGACCGATTGATGCTCATTGGGGCGCTGGAGGAGGCAAAGAGCAAAATCATTATGGATGGGTACGCACCATGAAAGACTGGATCAAAAAACTATGCCCGGAGATTGCCGAGTGGCAGGCCGACCAGATCGCAGAGCAAGCTGACAAGCTGTACGAGGCGGGCTGGAACAGCGCGCTGGAGATGGCCGCGTTCCGCCTGCAAAACGATTTCAAGCGGGCGTTTGGTGAGGACACGTTGGCAAGCATTGCCGTCTACATCAAGGAGATGAAGAAGTGACCTCGGGCTGGATTTTGATTTTGGTTTTTAGCCACCAACCAACTGGCGCGGCCATGACAACCGCGCAGTACACCACTGAAGCCGCATGCAGAGCGGCAGGTGAGGCAACGGCAAAGAAGTTTTTGCCGAACGTTGTTCAATACACATGCACCGCGAGATAACAATGACCAATGAAGAACTTGCCGAGAAGATGATCGCCTTTGTTGCGACGAAGGGCGACTGGATGGACGAGTGGTACGGCCAAGAGAATGAGCTGTTCATGCAGGTGCTGGAGCAGTTTGCCCAGTTCATCGGCGTTGAGGTTGTGTTCCCTGATCCCGCGCCGGCCCGCAAGACCATGACCGACATGGAGCGGTTCGAGTTGCGCCAGAAGGTCATGCGCGAGTTGATGCCCCACATCGAAGATATGTTCAACCTGAAGTTCAAGGAGCACGGACTATGAGCCATGCTGAATTCAAAGTAACCCCGCGCCGAGCGCGCAAGGTCAACGCCATGTCGTTCGCGCACCTCATGCGCCTGCTCATGGAGGGCACCCGAACTTCTCGGGAACTTGCTGCTGAGACTGGCTTGCATCCGCTGACCGTCTACGACTACACTGCGTATCTGCGCAAGTACCATGTCGTGCACATCTGCACTTGGGAGGGTGAGGGGCGCAGCGCGCAGCGCGTGTTCATGCTGGGCGATCTGCCCGATGCCCCTCGACCCAAGAAGTCCCGCAAGCAAATCCATGACGAGTACCGCGCACGCAAGAGCATGCAGAACGTCCTCAAACGAATGGCAGGAACGACCGATGAGAACAGGCGCGATCAGCAAGATACGGACACTGTTGCGGAGCAAGCCTGATGGGCTCTCTGTCCGAGAAGTTGCCGAGATCGTCGGGTGCGAGGAAGCGAACACAGGGCGCTACCTCCGCCAAATGCCTGACGCCTACATCGACCGCTGGGACTGGCTCTACAGCGATCACGGGCGCAAGTATTGGTACGCCGTGTGGTGCGTTGTCCAAGTCCCAGACGATTGCCCTCATCCAACAAGGAAAGTGGTGGCCGTTCGACCGGGTAGACCCCGCGATCTTGAACGAGATGCACCGTCGCGCCGTGCGCGGGAACAAAACGACTGACGAAACAGAGGACGCATTATGGTGAACAACACGAAAGCTGACGCCATCCAAGTGGGTGGCGATCATTACAAAGACATGGGCATCCAGCCTTGGGCCGTGATGGAAGCCGTGCTCACACACGAGGAGTTCGTTGGGTTCCTCAAGGGTAACGTGATTAAGTACGCCATGCGCCAAGGCAAGAAGGACAGTGACGACGCGAACAAGGCCCGTCACTACGCGCTCAAGCTGACCGAATTACAGAACATGAAAGGCTGAGATCGTGGTTGACCAACGCCTGCAAGCCCGGTAGATGCGAACAGGTTTTGGCAGTGTGGGGTTCTCGGCCCGCAGTTTTATCCCCACACTATCTCCATGCAGCGGCGGGGGCGCTGAATCTACCCATCCCCCATCTTTTACAGGAGCACCCAGTGGCAGCAACACCAGAAGCAAAAGTCAAGAAACAGATCAGGGCCATGCTCGACGCGCATGGCGTGTACTACGCGATGCCAATCGGTAGTGGGTTTGGCAACAGCGGCGTCCCTGACTTCCTGTGCTGCGTCAAAGGGCGCTTCCTTGCCATCGAGGCCAAGGCCAACGGCGGCAAGCCCACTGCACTACAACTCGCAAATTTGGAGAAGATAACCACATGCCAAGGTATCTCGCGCGTGATCGACGAGCACTCGCTGCTCGCACTCAAAGAATTGTTGACGTACTTAACCTCAGAGGATTGACCATGAACCCCGAACTGCTGCGGCAATGTGAAGCCGCTATGGAAAAAGACATTGCGGAAATGACCGACGAAGAAAAGGAGCACTTCATCAAGTTGCTGCCGCTCATCACGAGCTGCTACCGCAAG